GACTCGCCGCCGAGGCGCTGCTTAAAAAGCAGGGCAAAAAATCCATTGAGGATTTTGGATTTGGCAAAGGCTTCGTGATGCTGGCCGAGGACATGGCCCGCACGCTCGCCGCCTGCGATACGCTTATCGGCCACGGAGTAAACGTGGTCTGGGTCGCCCACGCCAAAACCGTCAAGGTCTCGCCGCCTGACATGGTGGATGGCTTCGACCGCTACGAGCTAAAGCTGCACAAGCAGACATCCCCGCTCTTCAAAGAGTGGGCTGATCTGCTGCTCTTCGCAAACTACGAGACCTCTACCATTAAGGGCAACGACGGGCGGGTGAAGGGCGACGGTGGCAAACGCCGCGTGCTCATCTCCGAGCGCGCAGCCGCTTGGGACGCCAAGAACCGATATGGTCTTCCTGAGATCATGCCGATGATCCACAACGAGCTCCCGCCTGAGCTTGCCGCTATCTTCGCCGGCAAGATGACGCCCCGCGCAGCCGCTCCGGTGGCTGCTTTTGAGCCCGTTCCGGTCTCGGTGCCGGTGGCGTTGGCTACGCCTCAGCAAATCGCCACGCTTACCACCTACACAAAAAACTCCGTCGGCGCAAAACTCATTGAGGCCGCGCTCGCCCACTACGGACAAATCAGCCCGTCCGACCTCACCACCGATCAGGCCGCGAAGGTTATCACTCGCTGCCAGGAGGAAATGAACAAGCCTGCCGCACCAGCAGCGAAGCCCACCGGCCCGCTCGCCACTGCTGCGGCTCCGTTTGTCTGGTCTGCAGGTTTTGCGGACTGGATGGCCGCGAACGAGGACGCGGTTAATACGTTCCTGATCGGGAAGTTTTGGCTCAACGCCGGCCAGACTTGGCGTGACCTCAGCGCCGAGCGCGCCGAGTCGCTGATCCAGCGCGAAGCAGCGTTTGCGGCATCGGCCAAGATCCCAGCGCGTGGAGGTGTAGCGTGAGCGCGCTGACTGAAGAGCAGAAGGCGCGGAAACGGGCGCGGAAGGCCGCATGGAAAAAAGCCAACCCTGAAAAAGTTAAGGCGCTGAAGGCCGCATACTACAAAGCCAACGCTGAAAAGCTAAGGGCGCAGAAGGCTGCATACTACAAAGCCAACCCTGAAAAAGTTAAGGCGCGGAATGCCGCATACTACAAAGCCAACGCTGAAAAGCTAAGGGCGCGGAATGCCGCATGGAATAAAGCCAACCCTGAAAAGGTAAAGGCGCAGAGTGCTGCATACTACAAAGCCAACGCTGAAAAGGAAAGGGCGCGGACGGCCAAATATCGAAAAGCCAACCGTCAAAAAGAGAAGGCGCGGAAGGCTGCATCGTATAAAGCCAACCCTGAAAAGGTAAAGGCGCAGAGTGTCGCATGGCAAAAAGCCAACGCTGAAAAGGTAAAGGCTTTAAAGCGCCGAGCCCGTCAACACGCTCACCTCTGCGAGTTACAAACCACAATCGTGGCCATCCAGAAAATCGCTGCCACCGCACAAAAACAAATCTCAGCCCAAATCCAAAAATGAAAACACAAATCGAAATACACAACGCCCTCCCCGACAGCGTGGAGAGCTTCCTTACGCTGCTACAAGGCAGTGCCAACACGCTGCTCCAAGCCGCTCAAATGCTTGTTCGCCTCAAGGAGAACGACCCGACCATCATTGACCAGGTGGTGAGTGCAGGCGCATCACCGCGCCTCGTCGGTGATCTGCTACGCGTCGGCGAGGGCAGTCTTAACCCGAGCCTCCTCTTCGACAACTCCGCCGCTGCCAAGAAGGTCAAGCAGTTGCCCGTCTCCGCTCAGGCCGAGATCATCAAGCGCGGTGCGGTGGAGGTGGTAATGGGCGGCAGCGAGGCCGACACCATCATGGTGCCGCTCCACGCCATGAGCCCGGAGCAGGTGAAGCAGGCGCTCGGGCCGACTGGGCAGCAAAGCCGCGCCGACCAGCTTGCCTACATCCGCCGCAACTCCCGCCCCGCCGGACCCGACATTGACCAGCCCGCCTACCAAGCGCGCAAGGATCGTCTGATCATCAACCGCCCGTGCGAGCTCAGTCGCTTGCAGGTGATTCGTTTGCTGGAGGAGATGTCGTGAGCGCCCCCATTACCCTCACCGGCATCGGCGACGCTCAAATCGAGATCGCTCTAAGCTCTCACGTGCTTCGCTCCGAGGCGCTGACTCGCGCTCAGGCTGTCCTGTCGGTTGGTGATGCGATGGATGCCGCCGAGGCGTCCGACGCTTTGCGCCTCCTCACCCAGCTCTCCAAGCAGGTTGAGGCGGCACGGGTCGAGGTTGGCAAGCCGGTGCTGGAGCTCACCCGCAAGATCAACGCCACCGCCAAGGATTTCATCGGCGAGGTGCTGCAGGAGAAGGCCCGATTAGAGGGCATCCTCGGCACGTTTCAAGCTGCCGAGGCCCGCAAGGCCGATGCCGCTCGTCGGCTGGCGCAGGACGAGGCCAACCGCTTTGCCGCTGATGCCGCCCGAGCCCAGCACGCCGTCGAGCGGGCGGTGGGCGCCACCGAGATCGAGCGGAGCCAGCAAGCCGCAGCCGAGCTTGAGGTAAAGGCCATCGAGGCCCGCGTGGCGGTTGCTGCCATCGCTGCAATCAAGCCCGAGGGCGTCGCGCTCCGGCAGTCATGGAAGTTCGAGGTCACGGACATCAACGCGCTCTTCAAGGCGCGCCCCGACCTTTGCGTCATCGAGCCCAACAACGCGGGTATCCGCGCCCAGATCCCACACAACCAATCTCTGCCAGGTCTCCGCATCTGGCAGGAAGCCAAAGCTAGCGTCCGTAACTAATTCAACGCCCAACCCAACACTACCATGTCACAACATCCAACTGGCCGTTTTACGGCCCTTGTCCAGAAAGCCGAAGTCGGCGAATCCACGAAAAAGGGAACGCCTGGCGTTTTCTTTTCCTTCAAAACCAGCGAGGGCGAAATCGACGGCACGCTTTGGCTCTCCGAGAAACCCTACGAGCGCAGCCTCAACACGCTCCGCGAGTGCTTTGGCTTTAACGACGACTTCGCTTCTCTCGCCGCTCAGGTTGAAGGCCGCGAGGTTTCCATCACGGTCGAGACCGAGACCGACGAAAAAGGAAAGGACTGGTCGCGGGTCAAATGGATCAACGCGATCAGATCCGCAGCCAAGCCTGTCGCCGGCGGAATGCTGGCACGCCTCTATGCTCAAGCGAAGGCGATCGCCAAGCCTGCCGGAATGCCTGCGCCGCAACCCGCGAAGCCCAAGCCCGCTCCCGCTCCCGAAGCAATCAACGACGGTGACGTTCCATTCTGATGACCACCAAACCCAAAACTACCCGCCGCCTTGCGAACGGGCTCAACGCACCGAAGCGCGTGACCGAAGCGAGCCTCTCCCGCGAGATCGCCGAGGGCGCAAAGTTCTTCTGGTCGTCCCGTGGTGGCAACCCAAACGCCGCCCGTTCCCGTCCTCGATTTAACTCCAAATGAAATCCTCCCTCGCTCATAAGTTTAACCGCGCCGAAGCCCTTGGGTGGTCGCGCTCCATGCCTTCGTGGCTGGGGCCGTGCGCCTGGCTGAAGAAGTCAAAGAAGGAGCGCCGCGAAATGCTCGGCAACCTCCGCCGGATGCGTGCCAACAATGCGTGGGTGCCGGTGGTGGAGGGAGGCGCGTGAACCTTCGCCCCTACCAGTCTCGCGCCGTGTATTTCCTCCTATCCCGCATCGGCATCGGTGCTCGTGGCCTTGTCGTCTGCCCAGCGGGTGGCGGAAAGACCATCATCGGCGCCGCTGCGCTGGCCCTTGTCGCCCAGCCGTGGGACCGCATCGGCTGGGCCTGCAATACCCGCGAGCAAGTGGAGCAGGGTGAGGCCGCGCTGAAGGTTGCGGGCGTGAAGGCGGCGTGGGTCAAGTGCGTGGCGGGCATCACCCGCGAGGACACCGCCGGCCTCGACTTTCTGGTGGTGGACGAGGTGCATCATCTGCCCAGCGCGAGCTGGTCGCTGATCGCCGACGCCTGCCGCGGCACCATCTGGGGGCTGACTGCCACGCCCAAATCACCAGATCCCGAGCGCAACTTCTGGTTCGCTCGCTTCTGGGGCGAGGGCAACACGATCACCATCCCTCGGGCTGAGGTGCTGGAGGGCGGGCACCTGGCGCATGGTCGGGTCGTGATTCTCGACCTCGATCAGCAGGGCGAGTTTGACGCGATGATCGAGAGCGCTGCTCAGCTTGAGTCGCTCAAGATGGCGCGCCGGTTCCCGATGCTGGACAAGCAGGAGATCTACCGGCGCGCCCAATGGCGCACCACTCTGGACCTCCTGATTGAAAACCCCGCCCGCAATGCTGCGGTGGTAGAGACGGCGCTGATGGAGATCGGTCGCGGGCAGTCGGTGCTGGTGCTCGTGGCCGAGATTGAGCAGGGCGAGCGGTTCGCTGCGCTCATCCCCGATTCCATCGTCGCTCATTCCAAGATGGGTGCGAAGAAACGGAAGGCGGCGATTGATGCGTTCCGCGACGGCACGTTGCGGTGCCTGATCGCCACCAGTCTAGCCGATGAAGGGCTCGACGTTCCCCGCGCCTCGGTGCTGATCCTCGCCACCGCTGGCCGGTCTGGCGCAAAGCTGGAGCAGCGCACCGGGCGCGTGATGCGTCCGCATGAGGGCAAGGGCGTCGGGCTGGTCTATGATTTTGCGGACGCGGGCGCGAGCATGGCTCGGTCGCAGGGTCTGGCCCGCCGCCGCGTTTACAAGCAGCTCGGCTACGCAATCGAAACCTCCGCGCTCTCCGCCGCCGCCGCATGATTCCCAAAATGGGCAGACCCTTTTCGGCGCTTACCCCCGCCATTATCGAGCGCGAGCGCCTGCGCATGTCGAAGGCCAAGCCCGGTGCCTACGTCATCACCCGCCGCGCCAAGGAGCTTGGCGTAAAGCGCTCAACTCTTAGCTACCACCTCCGCAACGGCTACGAAGCCAAGTGCGGAGTCATCACTTGGCGCAAGCGCACTGCGCTTGCCCTTCGCACCGCCAACAAAGGCAACAACACCCTCGCCGCCAAGATGCTGCGCGAGGCCGCCGACATCCTTGATTCTGAATGAAAACCTCTCCCCAAATCTTTATGCAATTTTGCACATCCATGGGCCTTCCGGCTCCGGTGCCTGAGTTGCAGTTTGAACCGCTTCGCCGCTGGCGCTTCGACTACGCTTGGCCCGAAGCCAAGATCGCGCTGGAAGTTGAAGGCGGCATCTGGTCGGGCGGTCGCCACACTCGCGGCAAGGGCTTTATCGGCGACATGGCCAAATACAACCACGCCGCCCGCCTCGGGTGGCGGGTGCTGCGGGTGCAACCCAAGGAGCTGATGACGCTCGCGACGGTGCAACTGGTGAAGGAGGCAGGCAGCGCATGAGCAAACCCCAACCCGCATTCGGTCGCACGCCGCCGCACTCCGCACCAGCCGAGGAGCAACTGCTTTCGGCCTGCCTTAATGATAACTATGAAACAGTTTCGAGGTGTTTAACGTCGGAAATTGTCCCCAATTCGTTCTATATCCCAGCAAATAGGCTCATTTTCGCGACCATCCTTGAAATCTACAACGCCGGAAAGCCCATCGACACCTCGGTGCTGGCTGAGGAGCTGACCGCCGCCAAGAAGCTGGATGAAATCGGCGGCTACCCTTACATCTCCCGCATCTCTGCGGCCTCCCCGACCACCGCAAAGACGACCTACTTTATCGAGAAGGTCCGCGAGCTTTCGGTGCTGCGCGATATTATCTCAGCCGGGACTGCCGCGGTGGAGAACTGCTACACCTACTCCGGCCCCGATGACCTTGCTGGCATCCTTAGCAAGCTCAAGGAGCCGCAGGACAAGGCCGAGATCGGGCTGGGCGGGTGGAAGCCAGTCACGGCAGCCAAGGCCGCGCTGACGCCCACGCCAGCCCCTCCTGAGCTGATCGGTGGGATGCTTTATGCCGGCGGCACGCTGATGATGAGTGGCGCAAGCAAGAGCATGAAGACCTACACGATGATCCACGCAGGCCTGGCGGTGGCGTCGGGCAGCGAATGGATGGGGAAAAAGACCACCCAACGCCCAGTCATCTACCTCAACCTTGAGCTTCAGCCCTTTGCGATGGAGAAGCGCGTGCGGGAGATCGCGTCGGCGATGAGGATAGATTGCCCTGCCGCTTTTCACATCGTGAACCTACGCGGCACGCTGGTGAACATCGGCGTGGTCGAGGTCCAGCTCCACCGCCTCCTAAGCCGCCTCGACCCCGGCCTGGTCATCATCGACCCGCATTACAAGATCAGCGCCGCCTCGGGCGTGGACGAGAACAGCAACGACGCCCAAGGCCTCCTTCTCTACCGGCTCGAAAACACCATCTGCAAGCGGGGCGCGGCCCTGATGATCGCCCACCATTTCAGCAAGGGCGACAAGAGCCAGACTAAGGCGATGGACCGCGCCGCCGGCGGTGGTGCGCTGGCCCGCTGGCCGGACGTGATCATGACCCTGACCGAGCACGAGGACGAGGGGTGCTGCGTGGCTGAGTTCTCCTTGCGCAACTTTGCCCCGATCCCGGCGTTCGTGCTGCGTTGGGATTATCCGGTCTGGCATTTGGCGGCGGGTGCCGATGCCACCAAGCTGAAAAAGGCGGGCAGGCCTGCGAAGAACCCAGCAGAGGCCTTGTTGCCGCTCATTCCCCAGAACGGAATCACGCGGGGCGAGTTGCTTAAGCTGGTTCAGGACAAGTGGGGGCAGTCGCAGCTTTATGAAGCCGTCAAAGAGCTTATCCGCACCGGAAAGGTTCGAGAAATGAGCCACCAAATTTACGTCATTTAACCCAAAATTCAATCAACTCAAACAACATGAAAATCAAAGACCTACCGCAAGACATTAACCTCATAGGAATACGTTTCATTTATCCGTCGGACGGCAAGCCTTACTACTGGTTTTCGCAATGGCAAAGAGGCGTCTGGGGCAAAAAGAAGATGGATACTGGAGAAGTGTTTCCGCTCCTTGTAAATAACCCAGAAGAAGCCCTTGAATGGGAGGTAAGCGAGTGAAACCCACCTGCTCTCTCTGCTCTGGGACTGGTCGTTACCAATACGATCACAACCATTCTCAGCCCTGTCCCAAGTGCTGCAAGCACGATGCTGGGTGGTGGGAGCTAACTCAACATCACAGCGGCTTTGTTGCTGGTGCAGACAATAGGTGTTGCCTCAAGGGTTGCGGCGCACTACACCGAGACCTATTTCCCCATGATAATTAAACGAGTAAATTGTGGCAATCACTTACAAAAGTTTTTCGGTAATTCCGGAAATTCCGGAAATGTATTTCCGGAAGCCCTTTTTTTTCCTTCCGGAAACACTACGTGTTTTCCGGAAAGAAAAAGGACTAATGGGCGAGGTTTCCGGAGCCAATAATTTCCGGAAAACGTAAGTCAAAAAATAAACGGAACAAAAACCACCATGAGCTACAAAAGAAAAACCACCCGCCCGAACTGGGAATACACCCTGCCCGAACTCCAAGCGATGGCCAAGCTGGCCGCAGCAACGTCGCTGTGGCACGCTGCGGGGGCGCTGGGGGCAAGTTGGGCCACAGTCAGGCGGGCGTGCCGCCTGACGGGCTTGGAGCCCCGCCGCAGGCCTTCCAACGCCAATGCCAAGGCCAGGGCGCTGCGGTTGCGGGCCAAAGGCCGCACCTACGCCGAGATCGGGCGCGTGGTTGGGTATAACCAGCAGTCCGTGTTCAACTGGTGCCGGGATGCTGAGTTGGCGGTCGATTGCCGGAGGAAGGCAGCATGAGCAGGATTCTTTACGCATCGCAGCCAAGGGTGCAGCCACTTCTCTCTATCCTCACGCCGGCCATTCCGCAGCGCCTCGCGCAGCTTCAGGTGCTCGGCGCGGAGATTGAGCGTCAGCGCGTGGGCGTCGAGGAGAAGGTGGAGTGGTTGGCGCTGGTCGATCCTTGCGGCCATCGCACTATCGGCGAGAAGCGCGACGAGCTTGTGCAGTTGGCCCGTGGTCGGTTCGTGGCCTTCGTGGACGACGACGACGCCATCTCACCCGATTACGTTACCTACCTCCTCGGCGCGATCCGCGAGGCCGACGCGAACGTCTCGGTCATTACCTTCCGCCAAGCTGCTTCGTGGAACGGCCAATGCTCGACGGTCGAGTTTCGCCTCGGGCAGCTCAACGCACCGTTTGCGGTCGGTGGCGTAACGCAGCGCAACGCCTGGCACGTCTGCGCGTGGCGCTCGACGCTTGCCAAAGCCCACCACTTCCCAGCGACCAACTACGGCGAGGACTGGGCTTGGGCTCGTCACCTCTGCCTGAGCGCCGCCGGCGAGATCCACATCCCTTTAGTCCTACACACCTACACCCACCATGAAAACACAACAGCAGCACCAGCGCCCACAGCCTGATTCCCAACTACTCGCCCGCGCTCACCGCGCCATCCGAGTCCTCGAAAGCCGCAAGAAAGCGGTAATCAAGGAGCACTCCGAGCGCACCAAGCGCCTCCGAAACGCCGTCGATGCGCTTGTTACCTCAGCCCTCGACCCCGACGACATGATGACGCTTCCGGTCACACTCGCCCCTGAGCTGATCGCCCTGATTGAGAACCCCGAAGAGGGTCTGTAACCTACCACTCCCATGCTCACGATCAACCAGCACCCAGTCGTCGCAGCCGACTACGGCGACCGCCCCGAGCGCAGCCGGGAGAGCCAGCTTGCGGCGCTTGCCAGCGAGATCGCCGAGCGCTTGGAGGAGATGGAGCAGCTGAAGATGCAATCGGCTGGCAGTCTCGTGACCAAGCTCGCTGCGGTTCGCTCGGTGTCGCCGGTGGTGTTTCGCATGATCATCCAGCTTCTCCACGGCAACACCGCAGCCCTTGAGTCCTACGGGCAGCGGGCTGCGGCTCGTGGGGTGAGCAAGCAGATGGTGTTTCTCGAATGTAAAAACGAGCTGGCCAAGGTGCGGCATCTGTTCCCGGTCTTGGTTGATCACGTCGAATCCTTGCAGCTTAACGCTCTCGCCCACGAGGACCCCATGAGCAACAGCGACGCCATCCGCGAGGGCAGGGAGGCGACGGGGTGAGTGCCACCCCCCCACCCACCCCCAAGAAGGCTCCCACCGTGGGCGGGGGGATCGGGTTTCGTTACC